CGACGCGGTCCGTCCGATCGATGTATCCGTTCTCCCCACCAGTCCGAGTCAACTGGGCTGCCGGCAGATGCTGGTCCCAGTCTGGTGTCCGACGCCAGTAGGTTGTGACCTCTGGCGCGGCCTCCTGCAGCTTCTGCTCCAGGATCTCGCGTACGTCCTTCATCTCCGGGTTCAGCCTCTCTCGATCTCGTCGATCGTCCGTTGCAGAATGCGAAAGTCGTCCTGGTACTCCACTGGGAATGCGTGGTCGGAGTCATTCTCCAGGATGGCCCCGGCGCGCCGGTTGAGACCTTCACCGACGATTGCCGGCCGAACGTGGAATGAGCCCTTGTACTCCCCGGTCTCGACCGGCGATATGGACTCTGCGTAGGAGGCACCGCGCTGCGCGGCATCGACCATCGCCTGACCGATGCTCGCCTGGGACGCCATCTCGGAGAAGCCCCGGCGATCCGGCTTGTAGTTCGAGCTACCCACGGTTCAGCTCCACGACGAATCCGAGTGGCCAGAGCTGCGGTTGCCCGCTGATGTGCCACGTGCCACTCGGTCCGTGGTCGTTCGCCGGGATGACCACCTCAGCGCCATTGACAAACGCTGAGGGGTTCCCGGACGGATACAGGTACCCCACGTCCTGTGTGAAGTCCGCGAGGTCTGCGGGATCCGCCGAAGCGGACCATGACGGGATGCAGCCCGCCACTGAGACTGGATCACCTCGTTGGATTACGCCATGCGAGTCGCGAGAGACCGGCGTCACGACGACGTCGACCTTCCAGTCGGCTGGCATGTACTCGACGATGTTCATGCGAACGGTGACACCCTGTATTTCTCCAGGATCTTCAGCTCATAGGCGTCGAAGTCTGCTGTGACGCCACCGTTGGCCTGAATCTGGAACGGTCCGGTGATAAGTCCACGCGCGGCCTCGAGGGCAGCTCGCTTCGTCAGTGACCCAACGACACCGACGATATCGAGCGGAGTCTCCTCGAAGCCGTGCGTGAACGTGATGGTGACTGGCCGGTCATAGAACCGACGCCAGTGGTGCCGAGGCAGGTACAGCTCACCGTTCTCGTAGTAGTCGATCTCTGCGATGTCAACGCTGTCGTCTTCATCGTAGACGACAGAGTCCACGGAGACCAGCTTCCGGGTCGGTAGACAGGCCGGGAGCTGACGACGTTTCAGGACCGTCTGCTTGACGGGTGAGATGTGCCACTCGCAGTACCCGCGAATGGCTTCTCCAGCGGCTGCGACAGGGTCAAGACTTGCTATTTGACTTGCTGTCGTCAGCGGCTGCTCGGCTTCCGCCACGCTTCTGCACCACCTTCTTGGCTCCACGAGCCTTCGCGGACTTGTCCGTCAGGTTCACCATGTACTCGACCCCACGCGGGTCGGTCACGGTGTAGAGCGAGGTCTTCGCCATGTGTTTCTCCTTGGATCGATGCGGACCGAAGCCCAGGAGGCCGGGAGCAGGTCAGATCCCGGCCTCCTGGACGCTATCAGCCAGCCGGAGCGACGTAGTTGCTCAGCTGGACCTGCGCGAATGCAGCCGGGTAGCGGACGGCCAGCGCGCGCCGGGTCTCGATCCGGGTGGTCACCAGGTTGCTGGTAAAGTCGGTCGCGTGCGAGTTGGTGGACTCGACGCGGATCCCACCCTTGCTGTACAGGGTTGCACCCTGTCGGAAGGCACCCACGAGAGCGGTGCCGGCAGGCTGCCGAGGCGTCACGACGGTCCGGCGACCCCACAGCGGCGGATTCAACAGGACGCCACCGTTGCCGTAGGCTCCCTGGAAGTAGCCACCACCGTAGTACTGGCCGTTGTCGTCCTTGCCAAGCCGGATCCGCTCGTAGTCCTGCGAGTTGATCACGATGCCGTCGGCGTCCAGGCCGGTCGCCAGACTGATCATGGTGGTCGCGTGGAACAGCAGGTCCGGGTCGGACATGCCGGCAGTCGGTGTGGCGTCGGTCGCGGCGATCGTCTGGATGCCATCCCGGTTGAGAATGCCCTCCAGGTTCTGGCCGGTGCCGTCACCGTTCAGGATCTGGTTCTCAATCGCGACCGCGAGCTCGTAGAGCCCTCGGTTGTTGATCTCCGAGACGATGAACGGCAGGTCCTCGAGCATCTCGTCCGAGAACTTGAAGAAGCCAGCGATCTTCTTGACCACGTCGGTCCGGAAGTCCGGATCCTCGACGTGGAGCTGCGGCTTGGCGCCACCCTCGGCCACCATCCCGAAGTCGCCCTCGAAGCCCTGCTCGACCAGGTACTGGATGGCGGTGCCGCCCAGCGTGCCCTTGCCGATCAGGTCGGTGACAACCACCGCCGGACGCGGTTCCTGGATGATGGTGCGATCGAACTCGGTCAGGTACGGGGTGTACACGTTGTCCGAGCCGACGACCTGGGTGTCGGTGTTGGCCTTGGTGCCGGACCACTCCGGTGCCGACAGCGTCGCACCCGAGATCCCCTTCACCTTGGGCAGCCGGTCGCCGACGGCCTTGACGAAGTGCTCACCGAGGGACTTGGCCGCGTGGCCACCCTCAGCGTCGGAGCCCTCTCCACGGTCCTCGTCGCCGAGGTTGCCGATCGAGCCGAAGAGCGAGTCGTTCTTGCGGCCGCGCTCCAGCTGAGCCTTCAGCTGAGTGGCCTGCTCGTACTTCTCGTCGAACTCGGTCTGCTCCGACTCCTCGAGCATGCCCTTCTGGGCCAGCTCGGTCAGCCGGGACTTGAGTCCGTCGAGCTGTTCGGTCACAGTCGGCGCGCCACCCTGGATGGCGTAGATGGGCCGACCGCTCTTGTAGAAGCCGAGAAGCTTCTGCATGTCAGTCTCCTTGAGTGGATTGGTGGTTGATGAAGCGGACCTCAGAAGAGATCCAGCAGCTTGACCCGGTTCGAGATCCGTTCATCGGACTTCGACTTGGCGTCGCCGCCAGCCTCATCGTCCTTCTCGTCACTGTCACCACTCTTCAGGCTGCCCAGGAAGGTCCCGAGGCTCTCGTGGAGCGCCTCGAGTGCCTTCAGCTGTACGTCGGTGAGCTTACCTGACGAAAGGCCGTCAGAGGTAGCGTCTCCGCCCTCCTCGGAGTCCTTCTGCTTCGCCATGAGGTGAAGAGCTGCCTTCACACCCACGAATTCGGTCTCCGAGTTGGCTCCCATTGGCACGACGGACACCTCGTGGAGCTTCAGCTTGCGGAGCTCGTTGACGGTGATCTTGGTGCCGTCCTGGTCGATCTCAGACTTGCCGTCCTCGATGACGTCGTACGCGAAGCTCAGGTCCGTGACGCGCTTCGTCTTGACGAGCTTGTACGCCTGCGCGCCATTCGGGTTCTCGAGATCAAACTGGCCCTTGACGAGCAGGCCGTGATCGTCCTCCTTGGCGTCCTCGAGGTGCCCGATGTTGTTGAACATGTCGAAGATGTCGTGGCCCCACAGCAGCGGGATCGGTGCGTCCTTGGCACCCCACTCTTCGAGTGTGTCTTTGAAGGCACCCTTCTTCACGATGTCGCCGTAGCTGTCGACGTTCCCGAAGACAGACGCGTACGCCGTGAACTGGCCCTCCTCCAGACCGTCGTCAGGTCCTGCGGACTTGACCTTCACGGTCATGCTCTTGGTCTTCATGGTCATCTCCTCGAGAAGCCGATTTCGAGCGTGCAGTTGCAGTGTGGAAGGTTACCTGGACGGGCAGTTCCATCGCTGAAGAAGCCATCGATCGGCACGGTCTCGCCGTCGAGAGCCTTGTGCTGATCACGAGCGTTGGGTCCCGTCACCCACGTTTTGGTCGTCGCACCCTGTTGCCGACCTGCCTCCTCAACTCCGAAGGCCGACCAGCGCGTCACGAGCCCCGGCGCGATGCCTCGAGCCCTCGAGTCCGGATCGAACTCCTCGGCGTCCTTCGACAGCATGGCGAAGGTGCGCTCGTTGATCTTTCGGGCCGAAGTCGTGGCTACCTGCCGGAAGTAGGCTGCAGTCCGGTCGACATCGTACACTTCGGGGTCGAGACCGGTCTTCTGCAGCACGAGATGGGCTGCGACCTCCGAAACGAACACCCCGAGGCCCGAGAGAGCCTTGAAGAGCTCCTTCTCCCAGCGCTTCTCGTCCCACCAGAGCGCGTCCTTCGCACCCTTCCGGGACAGCGCAACCTGCTTCTGCTTGACGAAGATGTCGCGTAGCGTGGTCTCGGTCTTGGATTCCCAGGCCGATGGAGCCCGATTCGGGGCTGATTTCAGGGCTTTCGGCTGCTGTTCGGGCTGGGATTCGCCCTCTCCGGGCTGTTCTGGCGGTGCCGAGTCCGTCGGAGAGGCCTGTCCGCCCACAAGGACGTTGAGAGGCACGATGAGCTGGTCGGCTTCCTCGTCCTCGGGCAGCGCCGGGAGGTTATTTCGGGCTCGGGCCTCTGCTCGGGTCATCCAGGGACCGCCGACAGCAGTCTGGTAGCTGGCTGCCTGCTGTTCGAAGTCTCCGCGCAGCTTCTCGGCAATGTTGAACTCGAGATACACGCGATCGTCCGTGACACCCAGCCTGGGCAACAGGAACGCGTTCAGCCTATCCATGATCATCTTCAGCATCGGCCCGAGCGCGTCACCGTACAACATCTTACGGAACTCTTTGACATTACTGTAGTTGGCGTTGTCGAGCAGGCCGACCATGGTGGGATTGATCTGATACACCTGTGCGACAGTTTGCAGAGACAGCTTCGAGGCCTCGACGAACTGGGCGACAGCCTCATCGGACCCCATCTTGACGAGCTTCATGCCGTCTTCCAGAATCGGAGTGCCGCCAACTTGGCTGCCGTCACCGACGAACTTGGCGTTCCAGTCCTTCTTGAAGGATCGACGCTGGTCGTCACTCCACCGGACCCCGGCTGGCCGTTCGATGACACTCGAGACGCGTCCGCCGCGCTCCCACACCTTGTTTCGGTACGCGAGAGCCTTGAGCTGCTCCGACAGGACCTCCTTCAGCGCGTGGATGGGGCTGGAGCCATCCCGCTCGCTGTCGGGGTCGTACCCATGAAACTCGAGCACCTGTTCGGCCTTCAGATCAACGTATCCCATGCCGTTCGGGTTCTGAACACGGAATGTCGTGTAGCCGAAGGCGTCGCCCTCAAGGCCTCGCACCCATGGAACCGGGAATCGCTGGATGATCCAGCCTGATTCTGTCAGGTTCGACTCGGCAACGTACCAGATCGCCCGGTCGTACAGCATGATGTCGGAGATGAGCGACCGAATCAGCTCGAACATGGTGGTGTTCGGGTTCGGAACCTGCAGAGTCTTGACGAGAGGCCCTGTGGAGATGCGTTCCCGGTCGGTGTCGGATACGCGGCGGAAGGAATGCACGCCGAGGTTCGCCACCTGATTGGCACAGTAGTTGACGACGGTGCGAAGATGGGGCTGAGACCGCCATAGCTGGCCGGGGGAGAGTCCGAACACCCAGTCGATGTCGGGGACGATCTCGTAGTGGTACTCTGGAGGCGCGAAGAAGTCGCGGATCGACTCGAGGATGCCACCAACAGATGCCATCGTTACACCACTTCCACTCCGCGATCCGTGTATGCCGTCTCGTACTCAGGTTCGGTGGCCAGAGCGACGGCCATTGCGGTCGTCAGTGCCGAGATCCCATCAATTTTGTCCATCGACTTGGCCTTGTCGGGCTTCAGGTTACCCGATGGATCCATCGCAGGCCGTAGGTTGTCCGCGTTCCAGCGTAGAACCGGGTTCCCTCCATGCCTCAACATCGGCTTCTCCGCTGTGCCGACTCGGGTGAGCCGGTCGAGCTCCTTGAGGGGAGCTGAGAGTGAAGCGTAGCCCTGGCCGACCTTCACCATGGGCAGGCCATCGGCTTCTGCATCAAGGATCATCTGGCTGCTGTTCCAGCGGTCGTACCCAATACCGACCACGTTGCCGAGATGTGCAGCATCTTTCCGCATCTGGTCTGCGACGAAGTCGTAGTCCGTCACGTCTCCGGGAGTCAGGATGAGGAATCCCTGCGACACCCAGGACGTCGCGCTGTTGGCTGTGCGGACGTTGAGAGCTCGAAGCGCGGCCTCGGGCATGAAGAAGCGAGGCACAACGGAGTACCCTCCGGTGCCGTCGGGAATCGCCCACACCAGAGCCGTAAGGTCAGAGACTGAGCCGAGGTCTAGGCCACCGTACGCGGCTGGCACGTCCTTCAGCAGATCCCAGTCGACGATCGACGCGTTCCGGTCCCAGGCGTCCAGATCGAAGTAGGCGACGTCGAGGCTCGAGCGCACCCCAAGATGCAGACGCAGGAAGGACGCCATGGCTGCAGGGTTGGCCTGAGCCTTGGCCCATGCACTCTTCATGAACGCGCGGCTGGGAGTGACAGGATAGAGCGGGTTCGCGTTGTACCACGTCTCCTCCGCGCCGGGGTCGGCCTCCTTGGGAGCAGCGAAGATTACGCCGTACATCGACGGATCCTTGAGAGTGCCGTTCGCGAGCTGCTCGATCATGCGACGTCGCTGCGCGTACACCGACGTGACCTGTCCGTCATCGGCCGTCGTGATGATGAAGACGATGGGCTGCTGCCGCGCGCCGGTACCGGACTCGATCGCCTCCAGCAAACCAGGATCCTTGTGGACGTGGAGCTCATCGATGAGTCCGCAGTGCACGTTCGCACCGTGGGCGAGGTCGCCCCGGCTGGAGACGGCCTGGATGTAGGAGCTCGTAGAGTCCTGCGTGATCTCGTGACGCTTGGCGATGACGCCTGCCTCGCGCAGTGTATGACTGGCGCGGGCAACAGCCTCTAGAGGCCGGTACGCCTTCTCCGCCTGGTCCTTAGAGGCCGCGCCGAGCAGCACCTGAGCGCCACCCTCGCCGTCGGCGAAGGCCATGACCATGGCGAGGCCCGACACCAGGGTTGTCTTGGCACCCTTACGCGGCATCTCGATGTAGACGGAGTTGATGATGCGGTAGTAATGGCCGTCGTCCTCGTCTGGGCGCACCCATCCGAAGACCGGTGCGATGAAGTACGCGACCTGCACGTTGTTGGGCTCAAGCGGCTGGCCAGCCCATTTGCCCTGTGTGTGCCTCAGACACCGAAGCGCGGCGATCTTCTTGTCAACGAGCGTCGGGTCGAAGAGCGCGCCAGGCTCATCCTCCGGCTCCGGCGTCCGCCACAGCGGAGCTCTGTCCGGCAGGTCGTACCCTCGGGACTCGAGGTACCACTCGACCTCCGGAGAGAGCTCAGCTGCCTGTGGCTTGTTCGCCGCTGAAAGGGTTGCCGTTGCCACTGGTCGGCGTCTCCTGTGCGAGTGGGGTGCGAGCTCGAGTCATCCACGTCATGCCGAGCTGCTTGGCGAGCTCCAGGATCCGATCAGATGCCTGGCCAAGATTCTGCAGAATGGGGTTCTTCACCATCTGCGTCTGGCCCATGATCATGAGGCCCTGCAACATGACGTCGTCGTAGCAACGTCGCTGCAACACGATCTGCCGGCACAGAGTCTCGATGATCGGTCCGTCTCCGGGAGACAGGAAGCCGGTCCGGTTGAGCGGCTCCACGATCTCATCCCACAGGGTTGAGAGCTCGTCGTCATCGGAGATGCCTTCCGGCTTGACCGGGGCCTCATGGGTCGCAGTGTCCTGGAAGCTCTCCGGCTCTTTTGCAGGATCAGGGACTGCGGCCAGATGCGCAGGAACCTTCAGTGGGCCTCTACTACCCATCTCTCCTCCTGATCGAACTTGTCGAAAATTCGTGACGGTGTCTGCAGAGT